CTGAATTGTGTAGTAAGAAAGTTCTCATGTCACTTGGGAGCAACAAGTTGTATAGTGTTGCTTCTTATGCTCTTGAGAACTGTGCACACTTGCCGATGCCGAAGGATCTTAAGCCAGACGCTAAGATATCGCATCGTGAAGGTGAGTTGAGAGGTGCGCTCAGACGAAAGACTCCTAAGTCTTGTCTGGGCCGGCAGGTGGTTTATGGCTTCGACACGGGGGCCTATTCACCTACTGCTTTTGCCAGTAACGAGCATAATGAGGAGCAAGCCTTGTATGCACGTGTTTTAGCCGATACTACCCATCCAGACGAGAATCTGGAGGATTGTATTGAGTGGGCGAAAAAGAATCACAAACACTTTTTCCCTGGCATGCACAATATCAAAAGCGTTTCTTTCGAAGAATACTTAAGTAGATCGAACGCCTCACCTAGTGTCAAACGAATTCTGCAAAAGACGATGGAACGTCTGCGAAAAGAAGGGGTTGATGAACATTCCGACCTTGGAGCAGTGAGATGGAAGAAAATAAAGGGCGGCTTTCGGGCCGTCTATTCTCCCACTGTCCGCAGATGGACTAGCCGATCCTCGTTTGTGAAAGTTGAAAACAACCTGTATGATTCCCCTAAAGGGACTAAGGATAAAGCACCGCGCTTGATCCAAGGTGCCACTCCTGAGTTCGTCTGTTTAGTCGGACCATGGATAATGGCAGTACAGGATGCTCTCAAGCGCCGTTGGAACATTAAAAACAATCTTGTTTTTACCAGCGGCATCACAGCAGAAAAACTCGGGCAGAGTTTTGTCACCCAGGAGCATGAAGGTGGAAGAATTCTCGAGGATGATCTCGGGAAATTTGATACATCTATAAGGCCCCAATGGTGCTACTATGAATTGTGGTTTTTTCGGAGACTGGGTGCCCCACTTGCTGTGGCACAGCTGATTGAAGGAAATATCGCGACTCATGGGTGGACACACCATGGGTGGAAATACTCTTGCATAGGGACACGCAAGTCTGGCGATCCCTATACCTCGCTTATGAACAGTGTTATTAACGGAATATCACACTATTACTTGTATTGCAAGTGGACTAAGAAATCAGTTCTTCAGTCCCAGAAAACTTTGGCAATGCTAGTTCAAGGTGATGACAACCTCCTCTGGCACCAGGAAAGAGAACGCTTTCCCTGGCAGACTGGAATGGCGGGGTTGGGCTTTGAGAGTAAAGCCATATACCGCAATCACTGGGATGAGGCCGAATTTTGTTCTTGTCGTCTCTACAAGACAAATGATGGGTATGTTTTTGGTCCGAAACCAGGTAAAGTTTTGGCCAAATTTGGTTATATCATTAACCCACCGAAGAATGCTTCACGTGCATCTATGATGCGTGGAGTTGCTTTGGGGCTGGCTCAGGCTGCCAGCTTTATACCCCCACTTCAGGTCGTGGTAGATCGTGTTTTGGAGTTAACTGATGGCGTTGTCCCAACGTTTCAAAAGAAGACTCATGACGACTTCATGATTAGTGTTTCTAAGCGACACTCTAGGACACCAGATATTGATCTGGCGTTGTACAAAGCGTACTACTGGAGTCACGGTACCCAACGAAGTTGGGCGAAGAAAGTTTCTCAAATGCAGCTAGGTGACACATATGGTCCCTATTCACAACTGTTGTTTGATCGAGACACTTCTGGACCGTCGGTTGTTTTTGTTGCCGGCTAGAAACCATGTAAAGTAGGCCCAAGCTTCGGCTGGTGGCATTGTCAAATTTTAAAGGAAATGACGAACCCACTGCACATACAGACCCTATGCTCCACGTGCGGAGTAGGGCTGTAATGCGGCCATGCTCAGATGCCATTCTGGGGTGACAGTCACAAGCCTGTTTAACGCAGAGTGCAGTGGTGACCTGGATAAAGACCGACTAGAAATGAACCTTAGATCGCCCACAACCTTTAGCAAGCTGTGTGTGTGCCCTAGGCATTCTATGATGTTCTTTGATTCGGAAGGGGTGGTTCCTAAACCCAGATTAGCTAGGTTATCTGAAATAAACCTGCAGAGCCCATGCCGTATGTGATAAACCGCAAGGTGTAAACCCACGGAGTCGATTGATTAGTACCAAAGTAACCCTGTGCAGGCCTGCCACTCACGATCAGAGCAATATTAGGTAGAGGAGGGGAAAGTGTAACTGGAACACCACCAGCCAAGCTTCGCAACGCCCTGAAACGATCCTTGAGTAGCTGTTCGTCAAGCTATGTTCCTAGCCCAGTGTGTGAAGGTGGAAAATCACGATGTTTCTGTCCAACATGCCGCTGAACAAAC